AATCAGGCCGCTCCTTTAAATGCGCCAATCGCGATCAAAGTATTTTGGATCTCGATGATCGCGGCCTTTAGGTCGGTAGTTACATCCGCGCTAGAAGCCGTTCCCACCAGGGAGGTGGCCTGTGCCGCGCCCGCGCGCTGCGAGATCGGCGTCTTGCCGTAGAGCGCAAAGGTGTCGCTGGTAGCGTCGCCGAGCGCCGCGTTGCCCGTGGCGGTTAGGGCGGTGAACGTGCCCGCCACCGCCGTGGTTCCACCGATGACGCAGTTGTCGATAGTGGCACCGGCAATGGTGCCGGAGTTGATTTGAGCTTTGTCGGTAGCTACACCGAGTGTTTTCTCGCCCATTAGGCGCTACCTTTCCACACGCCAATCGCAACCAGCGCGTTCATCACTTCGATGAGCGCAGCCTTGCAGTCGGTGGTGAAATCGGCCGAGCTGGCCGTTCCCACCAGGGAGGTGGCCTGAGCCGCGCCTGCGCGCTGGGAGATCGGGGTCACGCCGTATAGCGCGATAAGATCCGATGTTGACTGTCCGAACGAAGATCCGTCCGGGTTTTTGTTAGAAATGTGCTGTCCGATGCTCACTATGTATGTACCTCAGTTGTGTTAATCGATGTGTTTCCATGTACGCCTCGCGCGGATGTCCCAGATGGTCATCGGAGTGACCCCGTACAGTTCCGCGAGTATGCGTGCGTTTTCCGTGCTCGCGCGGATTGCCCGCGCTGCGAGTTCGGTCATGCGCCCGTAGCGACGAACCATTGCTAGGCGCTTCCTTTCTATAGTTTCTGGAGAATCCTTCCTGCCTGTAAGCGTGAGCCTGATTTTATCCCTGGTTTGCTGTGGCACCACCCGAGCCTTGGCCGCTGCCGATAGCTTAGCTGTCCACGCTTCCGAGAACACTCGGCCCTTTAGTGCCGCAGAGATAGCGGGTTGCTTCTTCCCTGTACGCCCACGAGTGCTGTTGGCGATATGCTCTGGGGTTTGCTTCCTGCCGGTTAGCGCGGCGGACACGTCTGGCCGCTTCTTCCCGATTCGGGCGAGCGACATATTTGTCCTGTGCGCTTCGGAGAACTTCTTCCCTTTCTTGCCGGCCGATACCTTGGCCCCGAAGTCGGGTCCATGTTCAATGCCCAGTGCAGTGCCGGCCTTCGTGGCCATGTTGTATCCCCGCTCGCGATCCGTCGCCCCGAGCTGGTCCATCCATACTTGCTCGCGCTGCACAAGGTCTTCCTTGCATTCTACGAGTTCCAGATACGAAAAGACGAAGACCGCCTCGCCGTACTTGGTCCACGCGCGTTGCAAGAGGCTTGAATGATGGGTGCCGGCCCGCAGGTCGGTCTTGTGCCTTATAACCCTTCTCGGTAGCGACACCGCCGATCCCACGTACACCTTCCCGTTGACGGTGTTGCGGATCAGGTAGATCCCTGAGACGATCCTTGTAGACATGCTGTGCCTCCATGCAGGCCAGTGTGTTGAGGGGATGCGGGGTGCTAGAACACCCCGCGTTCCCGTTATTATACGCTACTGCTTAGTTGTTTGCGAATCTGCAGGCGAGTTCCGGTCTGATCGCCTTATAACCATACAGGACATCGAGACGCGCAGGAAATTGATCATTCACGATGTCGTAATTCCGCACGATCCTCATGCTGATCCCGTCGTACACCTCGCGCGCGGCCCAATCCACGCCCTTCGGCATGACCAGATCCGCAAAGGAGATAGCGAAGGCTTCCTCCGGGTAGAGCATCGAGATCCCGTAGACCGCCGAGGCGCCGCCGACTTTCGTCACGGCACCGGTGGTCGTCGGAGCGGCAGAGCAATTCTGCGTCGCGCCGGTGATCACGATCGCGGGGGAGATGAGAAGGGTGGTCGAGGACATAGCCGTAGTGACCACGAACTGCTGCAGCACGCCGGTGCTGACCTTGCTCTCGGGGTGGACCCGGTTGCAGCCGGCGAGCGTAACAACGTCGCCGACCACGAGGGTCTTGGATCCGGAGTTAGTGACCGTGATAGAAGAGCCCACCTGATCTGCACCGTTGATCGTGATGCTGGTGCCGGCACCGGTGTCGGTGCCGCTGGTGTGCTTGGGCCAGAGGGTGTTTTCGACGAAATCGAAACCCGCGGTACGACCCATTTTTCCCTCGCGATACTGACCAGAAATCGCCTTATCCTCGTGGAAGAGACCCTTGAGGGCATCCACCAGATCCACGGTATCCTGAGTGTTCAGGTTCGCGGTGCGCCCGGCCTGGGGGGACAGGTTGTCATTCATCTTCTTACGACCGTCGAGCAGCTTGGCAAACGTGGCGGCGGCGCCGACGTTGTTGGACTGATTCCAGACCGACTTGTACATGGACATCGTGTCCGATTCCACCGCGGCGGCCAGAACGGCCATCGCGGGCTCGAGGATGCGCTTGCTGAAATCGTCCAGGCTCAGGGTGAGCTCGGCCGAGGTGAAGTTGAGATCGACACCCTTCTGCGTTGCGAGCTGCAACGTGGTGCTGGTCTCGGTGGTGTTCTGGGCCTGAAGGACGGCGCCGGATCTTACTGTATATACGTTCGGTAAACGTATCTTCAGACTGTCGCCGATTTTCGCGCCGCTCTTGGAGAACGAATCGTCGTATTGCCGGCTGATAGAGCCGACAAAATTTAACTTTTGATGCAGGACCCGCAAAGCCTCTCTAGTGACGGCTGTCGGAGTCAGGATTGTATTAGCCATAAATCTCCATCGATGGGAAAGCCGGCGTCATCACGACGCTGGCGGAATATGCGGCGGGCCGCCGAAATCGGCGTACTTTTAGCGCCGCGGGATTAAGCTCTACTGCGAAGCTCCTTGTCGCGCCGCTTCATCCACTCCCCGATCGGCAAGTCCTCCCTCAACCCCTCGACCGCCTTACTCCCCGCCTTGACGGGCGTGATGGGGGCCGGGGCGGCCGAGGCGGGTCTCGGTGGTGGTGCCGGTGGGGGAGCGGCGAGGCGCTGGGAAATCCGCCCGAGCTCCAATATCTGGTGGTTTGGGGAAAGCCGCGCGATGCGGTTCGACTCCTCGTGGTTCTGGCCGAGCCAATAGGCGATCTCGGGGCCATCCGGAGTGTTATGGATGGCGTCGCGCATGGTGGGCGAGACTTCGTGATCGTTGCTAAACGCCACGTCGTCGAAGTCCGTATGCTTTCCACGGGCCTCGGCCACGCGCTTCTCGAATCCGCCTTGCAGCTCGCGGCCCTCCAATTCCCTGGTGAGCTTCTGGCGCTCCTGCGCCATCTCGGTCCGTATCTCATGGCGCGTCAGCGCCCGGAGATACTCGTCGTAGGTCTCGAACTGCTCCTGCTTCGGCGGGCCTTCCGTGGCCGCGGGCTGCGCCCCGGGTGTGGGGCCGCCCTTGCCTTCGGCGATACCTTGCCAATAGGCTGCTTTCCGCTCGGCCTCGTGGGCCTTCCACGTCAGCTCGCTGAATCGTTTCTCCACTCCCGAAGGTTTGGGGGGTTTCGGCTCGGGCTCTTCGCCCGGGTCGGTTGCATCGGGATCGGGTTGTGCCGGCTCAGCTTCCGGCTCCGCAGCGCCCGGGACTACGGTGGTTTCGTCTGTTGCGGGCTCGGTGCCCTGAGTATCGTTCTCAGGTAACGTGTTGTCATCCATCTAATGGGATCCTCCGCCTCACGGCGATAGCTTGCCCCAGCGTGCTTTTAGCTGGGGGTGCCCGGCATGGCCCTGCCGGTTGGGCATGGAAAAACCCGCTCGATGGCGGGCCGTGTGCCCCGTGTTACACTTCACGGGTAAAGGTGTGTAAAAGGGTGCTCAGCGATGCGAGAAATCAGTGATCACATGATCAATCCCGCGAACGACCTGCTGCTCCTTAGAGTGTTGGATGAGCCTGGGTCCGGGGGCGCGAGTCACGAATACGAGATATCCACCGAGGCGATTGGAGGAGGCGGCCTATCCCTATTGCCGCTGTCCATCCGTTTCCAGGACGGGCCAATTGCCGAAGCAGGGATCAACGGCGTTACACAGGAAGCGCTCATCGCCATCTGCATCGACAGGCTGCGAAGCTTCCAGGGAGGACCCTACGCCTGCCGCGAGAACGCGCTGGCGCTGACGAAGCTCGAAGAGGCACTGCATTGGCTCCACAGCCGCACCCGCTCCCGGATGGCGAGAGGGGTCGAGGGAACCGACAAGGCATGATTCGAGTACGAAAGGGAGGCATGCCCCCGCTGACCCACCTTATGGCTGTTCGTGAAGCCATGCTTTTATTCACGCAACTGGCGCGTGACATCATTGATGACTCGCAACCTTGGCGGGAACCCGGGCGGGCAAGTGCCACGCAACGCCTATGCTGTAATTACCCTAGCGATACGGCGTTCAGGCAAACCTTTATACAATTTAGGTTCGGGCATGAAGAACGGTGCTGCACGCTGGACGACTTCTCCGACCGTTTGTTGCGCCCGTCGGTAGAAGTACTGGTGGCTGTCATTTCCCGCGACCTCGGCCACAATAAGATCTGCGCTTGCAGACCGATTCTGGCGGTTCCCGACAACTGGTCTGGAGCCACGGTCGTCCTACGCGGAATCTCTATGCGCCTTGCGACAATAAACGAAGGCGATCCTGATCGAGAGGTCACGCGCCTTGATGTTCTGTACGGGATAGTCGGCTACCTACACCATGAATAGTGATCTCGGTCTCCGAAGCGTGCAGCAGAACAGGCCGCCCGAACGGCGAATCGGAAATAGGTGGCGGTCCCGGCGCGATGGCGCCGTCCTGGCGCCCTGTGGGGATCAGTTGCACCGAGACCGCCACAGATCGTTTGAAAAATGACCAGACAGCGGCTTTGGCAGATCGAGCAAAAGGCGAAGGGTCGCTGCATGAAGTGCGGCGCAGCCCCTCTCAGCCATACGGCCGTCAGCTATTGCGAGCGCTGTCGCTTGAACGTCAACGCTCTTTTACGGGCGCGTCGGCGCCGTTATAGGGCGGCGCTCAGGCCCTCATAGATATCGAGGGCGGCGAGCGCGAGGATTCCGAGGACCATCGCGCCGACGATGCCTTTGGCAACGCGCACCGTCAGACATCCAAGCCCTTCGAGAACTCGGGCAGCGACTTCAGGTGCTCGTAGCAGGCGACTATGATGTCGCCGGTGCCGTCTTTGCCTTGCGGATATTCAAAGCTGAAGTTCCGCTCCTCGAACACCGGGCGCTCTTCGCGACGCGCTTTCTCGTCGGCCGATACATGCACGCTGTACTGGATATAGTTCTTATTGCCGGAGAAGAACATCACCCGCAGGTAGGCGTTGGGAAGGGTGACGCCCTGTGGCGTTTGCCACGCTAGTTTGATCGCCATGGTTTAGAACCTCAGTTCGGAAATATCGCCGCGGACGTTCCAGCGGATCGTCTTCGCGGCCTCGCCGGTGGCCGTGATCTTAAGCGAGCCGTTGGTAGTATCGGCGGTCGCGGTAAGGGCCCAGGCTAGCACACCATCTTTATCCGTGGTGGTGACGTTGGTACCGATGATGGCGGTAGCCGCCGCATTCGCCCCCCGCCTGATACCGCCAGTAATAACCCACCACACGCCAACATCGTCTACGTTGTTTCGCGCGATAGCTTGTATCCTGAATGCAAAGGCCGAAGAGTTCAAAAGGACCGCATACTGAGCGGCAACGCCGCCCAACAGCAGCTCGGTCGGTGTTGCGTCGGCGGTATCGCCGTACCAGTCGAGGGTGGAGAAGGATTGGAGACAGGTGGTGGCGCGATCTGCGGATTTGACGAGCTCGCGGTAGCGTTCGGCCTTGGACATGTAGCCGAGCGCGACGGCGGCATCCTTGGTGTTAGTGCTGGCCGTATAACCAACCGCCACGCCGTTGGTAGATCCTACGGAACCAAAGCCGACTGCCACGCCGCTGGACAATCCCGCAGCGCCATAACCAACCGCAACGCCATTTGTATAACCCTGAGGACCACCGCCTCCGATAGCCACACCCAGCGACGCCCCGGCCGCGCTATCACCGACAGCAACGCCGGATGACGAATTGACCCCATCGGAACCAGCGAGGATCCCTCGCGGCGTAAGCCATCCCTTAGGCGTATAGATAAAGCGGACTTCTTGTCCTGCTCGCAATGTCCAGGTAAACGCAGCTAGCACCTGGGCTCCAGGGACGTTGATAGTCACCGAATGAGTCGTGATCGCCGGAGCCGCATGCGGGTTCGCCGTCAGAACGAAGGTAAACGTCTTGCCGAGGGGCGCGGTATTCGGTAGGGTTACGGAAGCCCCGGTAACGGCGCTTTGAAGTTCTAGAATGATGAAATCCGGGTCGTCGCCCTTGAGGGCAATGCGCGTGGCCGCGTTCGCAATCGGATAGACCCGGCAGTTTTCCCGGTTCCTCGGGTTTCCTGGGAACATGGCTAGTACGTTCCCCCGACCCCGGCCAGCATAATTCCGGCGGCAATCGTGGTGCCGACGGTTGCGTTGACCTTGTACCCGGCCGGCAAGCTGATATCGAGCGGGATATACACATCCGCCAGCTCGGCCACCTCGGAGAGCGTCGTCGCGGCGATCGTGCGCTCCATGAACAGCACGTTGTTGGCGGGCGTGGCGTTGGTCGCGCCGTTATTGATAAAGAGGCGCAGCACTGTCGCGATATTCGAGCCGATCGCGCGGGACTTGAGATAATCGACGCGCGAGCCGTTGGTAGCGTCGGCGGTGAAGACGGTCAGCACCGTGCCGGTGCCGTCCTTGGCGGTGTTCGCCGTCGCAAGGGCCGTCGCGCCCCATTGAATGCTGGGGGTAAGCGGAAAAATCGGTGCTGTATTCATAAAGCTCCATCGATGGGAAGGCCGGCGTCATCACGACGCTGGCGGTGTTTGTGGGCGTAAAAAAACCCGCTCGGAGGCGGGCTTCACGGATGCGAGGCTGCCGACTTTGGTCAGATGTCAGTCGCGGCCTTCAAACTCTGGTCAAAGCGCTACAGCGCTCCGAACAAATAGGCCGCCGCGAGATTGCCGGTGGCAGAGGTCGAGGTTGTGGTGCTGGTAGTCGATGTCGGGAAGTATTGCGGCATTTACCATTTCCTCGCTGTGAATTTATGGCCCGTGGTGGCGCCGATGAGGGAGACGCGCTGGATCGGCCGGTAGCCGCGGTGCGGCGTCTCGTAGCCGCCGAGCGGGGGGATGTAGATCGAGCCCGTCCCGTTGGCGGCGGCGGTGTGGCTGTCGCTCACCCAAAGCGCCTCGGAGGCATCGGAGTTGAAAACGGCCCAGCCGTTGGCGGGGGTGTTCCCTGAAAAGAGATCCTGGGCCGTGCCCCCGGCGGTGATGGTCGTCGAGCCGTCCTGAGATGCGAAGTTATCCATAGATTAAAATCCTAGTCTTCTTTAGTGAAGCGTCGCGATCGCCAGCAGCAGCACCGCGGTGTCTTCCTCGTCCCGGAGCCATGCTTCGTGCAACCGCCGTTGCTCGCCCAGCCGCAGCCATAGGGCGATTTCGTGGTCCATCGCGAGCTCCGCGGCCCGGGCGGCGAGGGCCTCGAGGCCCGCCAGGTCCTCGGGGAGGAGGTGGGCGGCGAGGCTGGAGGGAGCTTGTTCGCCAAAGTTATGGGCAAGATCGGGCGGCTTGCCAAAGATGGCTGCCATACTTCCAGCCGCGGGCTCGGGCGCCGGATCGGGGGGCAGAATCCCCATCCGGACCCGCTCAGCCTTGATCTCCTCATCGGTTTGTTCTCGCTGGCGGAACCCCTCTGGCGCGTGGCGTCGCCGCCAGCCCCCAGAGGGCGTCTCGGCCTCAACCTCTGGCTCGGGCGCCGCCCCGCTCTCGCCGGTGATCCAGTTGAAGACCGGCCACTGATACGCGACGAGCTGGGCGTTCGCGCCTCGCGACCAATCAATGATCATTTACGCTTTATTCTGTCTGGGTCACTACGGTTAAAACGCGGTCATCCGCCCCCGCCGCGGTCATTCGTAAGGTAACCACGTCCGCGTTCAGATCGGCCGCAGCCAAGCTGATTTTGTAAACGCCGTTCGACAGCTCCGAGGCACTGTTGGCGCAGGACCCGAAAGCGGCCCCGTCGAGCGAGCGCTGTGCGGTGATCGTCAACCCCGTCTTCGGCGTGATGTGGTCCGCCGAATCCACCATCACGAACATAAAGTTCGCGAGCGCGGTGTTTTTCTTGATGCGGAAATCCGCGGTCAGGGCATAGCCTGTCTTGTCCGAGTTCGTGACGGTAGTCGCGTCCACCTGGTTCGCGGTCGTGAAGGTAAGGCTGTCCGTCTTGGCCTTGATGGCCGCGATCTCCGTATCCAGGAAGTTATCGACGGTATCAAGGGCCGTGGCCGTCGCGTAGGTAGCAGCCGCAATCGTGCGGGCTTCCATCTCCGTGTTGGTCGGCGGATCGTAGGCGTTGAGCGCGTCGGCGCATTCGCTCTGCACCTCGGCATCCCAGGCTGCATTCCAGGGGATCGCCGAGAGTCCCGCGCCAGCCGCGCCGATGACGGTCGTATCTGTCTCGACATCGGTGGCGGTTTTGATCGTGGTGCCGCTGAGATTGACCGTCGTCGTCGGTGCGGCGATATCGGCCCAGGTCATCGCGACGTACCCGCTGGCGAGCTTCAATTGCCCGGTGCCCGTGCCGTTGGATAGCAAAACGCTCGCGCCAATGTCGCGCGCCGTCTGGGCGGTTTCCGCTACGTGCGTCACGTTCGCCTGGTTGAACTGCCTGCCCTCGGGCAAGTAAACCGTGAAGGTATCGTCCGAATCCGGCGTGGTATTCCAATTCGGCGTGACCGCCGCGACCTTGCTCGATCCCGTGTAGTCGGTGATGATCCGGGCCTCGGTTGCGCCATCGAGCACGCCCACCACTAGGCACCCGTTATAGAAGTCATCTACCGCGCTGGCGCTGGCATCGAGCGTCATCGAGCCCGCGGCGCCGCCCGCGCAAGTGCCGGTGCGGAGCGATACCAGCTTGCGCGGGTACAGCGTCAAGACGGTCGTTTTCATGCCGGCCGTGGCGCTTTTGGCAATGACGGTCACGATGTCCGCCGTCATCTCGGCGCCGGTCAGGAGGAGGTAATAAACGCCGGAATTGGTCGCGATCTCGACCGATTCATTGGTGCAATCGGCAAAGGTGTTGCCGTTGAGCGATACCTCGGCGTCGGGGGTTGTGGCGCCAGTTACTAAATCCCCATCCGCGTCGAGAAATGGGTAAACAACTGCCCAAGGGACCCCATACACCGGATAATTCGTCGCATTATTTCTGAACGCCGTAACTTCAGCCATTTACCATTTTCCCTGTCCCAATGAATGCGCGAACTGAACCCCGCCCATGCGCTTGACGGCCGGGTGTCCGGTGCTTACAAAGGTCCCGGCGCTCCAGTCGTCCGCTTCGGCGCCACTGAGCGCTAGAGCCGTATTTACCCGAACCGCAATCCCCCATCCACCAGAGGCGAAGGTTGCATCGGTGACGGAATGGATCTCGGTGGTATTGTGAAAGGCCCGGATGGTGGTGCCTTCACACTCGATGCTCACCAGGTCATCGACCGCGATGGTGAGACCGGTCGAGGTAGCAAGCTGGGTAACTACCCCTGCATCTATCCTGTCGAGGTCAAGCCGGGCTGTGCCGACTCCGAGCGGCCCGAGAACCCGGGCCCGATACCCGTCATGCGATGCTGTCAGAGCTCTAGCGTATGCCCCTACCCATCGGGTGGTGGCCGTAACCGCCGCATGGACCCGTACCTCGGACCACTGATCGTTGGGGGAGGACACAGGCGTGTGGAGCGCCCCGGCGGCCGTCCCGTCCGCGTTAGAGGAGTCGCGCACTCGGTTGCTAACGATGGCCGGTGCTTCGAGGCCCGAGATCGTGGTCCAGTCGGCCCCGAGCCCCCCGTCCGCCCGGGTGAAGGCATCCGAGGCTAGAGCGGTGTCTCGGGTTGCCATTCCGGCGCCACTACCGCCCCCGCGGCCCGGCCCTGCTCATCCCGGAGGAGTTCGATGCGCTTCGGTGCCTGCATCGCCTGTGCGGCCCGCGCGAGCTCGCCGAGGACCACCGCGATCCCCTGCTGGGCCTGACCCAGGCCGACCACTACTTCGTTGATCCCTTCGGTCTGCGCGGTTGTAGCTTCGGTTTGCGCGGTCTCGGCGCCTATCTGGAGGCGGCGGGCCTCGGCCTCCTGGGCCTTGATCTGTAACTCGAGCCGCTTGGTCTCGGCCTCGAAGCGCTTGACCTCGATTTCGGCCTGCTTGCCTTCGTGCTCGGCCCCCTTATCCTTCGCCGCCGCCTGGCCCTCCTGGGCCGCCGCCGAGGCCTCGCCGAGCTGCTGCTGCATCCCTTGCATAGCCTGCTGGGCTTGCTGGAGCTGCATCTCGTACTGCTGCTGCATTTGCTCCATCTGGGCCTTGACCTGGGGCGGGATCCCGCCCTCTTCGTCGTCGGCGAGATTGGGCGGCAAGGCTTTCTTGAGGCGGTCGCGGAGCTTCTCGGCGTCCGGCCAATCCTGGCTGCCGACCACGAGATCGCCGGCCATCTGCATGATCGGCGGGAAGGCGCGGACCATCTCGATCATCGCCTGGGCCGAGTCCTGCCGGCGGGTGGCATAGGCCGGGCCGATGTCGACCGAGACGTCGTAGCGCCCGATGGTGATGTTGTGGATGTTCGGCTGGCCTTTGGGGGTTTTCTGCGATGCGCCGGGAAGGTTGGGATCCAGCATCACCGTATCGGCCGCTCCGTCCTCCCCGATCACACGCTGGATCCGGGCGGTGTCGTAGATCCGCGCAAACATTTCGAGAAGGATCCGGCCTTCGTGGCGCATCGAGAGGGCCAGGTTGCCCCGGTAGTGCAGGCTCCCGACGTCGCCCTCGCTCTTGCGCTCGCGGATGGCGATCCCGCTTTTTTCATTCGATGGCGCGCCGACCGTGGCGTTGTACATCCCGAGCGCCGCCTGGACATTGCCCTCAAAGAGCTGCGCCAGTTGCAGCATGGCAGCGGGAGGCCCGGCAGGCTGCTGTCGCTGCGGTGGAGGGCATAGGGTGCCGCCGGACGATATCGGCTCGTATTCCAGGAATGCGTGATTCTCGGTGTTGGCCGTGCCCCATTCCGGGTGCCCCTCGAACTGCCCGGCGGCGCCGATGAAAGGCGCACGGGGGCCTAGCCCGGAGATCTCGACCGCCACGCTCATGTGGTAATTGAACCCGCGCTGGGCGTCTTTAGCGGGCCGGACGAGGCCGCTCAATTGCCGTTTGCCATCGATCCAGAACTCCGTGCCGATCACGGGGATCACAGGGATGTACGAGGCCGGGAATTCCGACTCCTCGAGGACATCAACGCCCGAAATCTTCTGCCATTGGCAAACGCGCCGGTCCACGGGGCGGGCGCGCACCACGGGGATGAGCTGCTCGCCCCCTTCTAAGCGCTTTTTATACTCGGAGCCGTAGAGGCTCGATTGGTCCTCCAAAAGGACCACTTCGTCCTTCACCCGGTCGATCCTGAAATACTCGGCAACACGAACGCTTTCCTCCGAAAACCAGGAGCGCACCAGGTCTCCCGCGGAAACCGGCCCTAAATCACCGCCTTGCGACGCTTTTGGATACAGCTTCTCAAAGGCCTTTTTCGGAACATCGTCGGTGATAAAGCACCACTCGGCATCGGAGCCGTCGGGCGCCGTGGAGTGCGGATCGAAGTAGACCGCGAAGGGGTTGTGGATCCGGGCGATGCGGATGTCCTGGTCCCAGGAGTCGTCGGAGAGGTACTCCGTAAGGATGCGGAAGTAGCCGAGGCCGCTCGTCACGGCCCAGTCGAGCGCGGTGAGGTGCGCGATCTCCGCGGAGCTGACGTCTTGGACATGCCTCGCTAAGCCGTTCAGGACCTCGGCGGTGTCCTTGTCGCTCTTGTCGTCTACCGGCCGGAAGCGGATGGAGGGGAGGTTAGCGCGCGTATCGTTGATGACCTGGCGGCGGTACTGGCCGATTTTGTCGAGGACGAGGCAGGGCCGCGCGCCGTTGATGTCCTGCTCGCGCATGCGCTTCAGGGCGTCGGGCCATTGATCCAGCGCGGCGAAGCGGAGATCGTCTAGCATCAGCGCCCGCTCCTCGGCCTCGGCCTCTTGGGCCAGCGCAAATCTTTCGAGCGCTTCCTCGATGTCCTTGTCGGGTTTCAGGGGGTAAAATCTCCGTCAATGGGATGATGGCCGGCGTCGTCACGACGCTGGCGGGGGGGGTTACATGATTACATCAGCCACGATCACCGTCACAGTCGATGACACGGCCAGGACCATAAACTTCAACGTCTCGGGCGACGAGGGGCAAGCCAAGAGCGTCGCCAAGCAAGTCCTAGCAATCATTGATGCTGAAACGCCCGAGAACTATCTCGGCGCCGAGGACTATCTGGTGCAATGATGCTTAAAATCGTCTGCCGAGCTCTCGGGCACCGATTCCGGCTGGTTCAGGAGTTCGGTCCCTCCCAACGCCGTTTGAAGTGCGAGCGCTGCGGCGGGGACTGGGCCATGAATGACTACGTGGGGGCGTTTGTCCCCTGGGATGGAGACTTCGAGCAGATCTACCGCGATTGGGGTTTCGAGATCCTCGAGCCCCTGCCCGCCTGGCGTTCCGTTCCCGTCGAGCCGCTCACGTGGTCCGAATTGGCTCGCGCTACCCTATGGCCCGGGGCCATTGCGATCACCGTAAGCGGGATCGTCGGTCATACGATGATCGCCGTCGCGGGGGTCGACTCTCTCGGGTTGCTCGCGACCTTCGCGGTTAGCTGGGGTCTCGGGCGTTTTCTGGCGTACCGGGCAATCGAGCGCGCGTACGAGCGGAAGTGCAACTCGCTGCAAGCGTGAGGTTCCTAGTCTGGTACTGCAAACGGTGCCGGCGGGTGCTCAAAACCGAGCCCAGGGGCATCTATCCGCAGGGATGCAGGTGCAGGGTGCCGATGCTGCCCAGCGGGCCGACCCAATTATATTCAGCGGGAGATTCTAGAGCTTTCCACAAACGCTCCTTTCCAAAACATCCACCCCGCCCCCCGTCCGCGGATCGAAGCGCGCGGCGATGAGGACGGCCTCCCTTGCCGACTTCCCCAATGCCATCGCGGTGATCGCGAAGGGCGCGCCCGAGCCTACGGCGTGGCAGCGCTCCACGATGCGGTCGCGGATGAGCTTTTCCTCAAGGCGGAAGGCCCTGCCCGACTCAATTAGGATCCCGGAGAAATCGTCTAAGCGTTCGGGTTTGTCTCCCCCATCCTCTAGCCAGGCGCGCACCGCCAGGATCTGCTCGATAAGCCCGGCGCCACCGAACAAGCTCCCATTGGGAAGCCTCCAAACCTTGGTAGTCCTTGCCTTGAAGTTCCCACAGCACTGGCGGTCGGCAGCGAGGCTGCGGCCATCATAAGCAACTGTGCTCAAGCGGCCTCCGCGTCCGCGAGCGCAACGTCGGCCAGGTTCTTTATCGTGATCGCCAGAACCCCGATCTCGCGCAACAGTGCCGACGTCGCCCCGGTGTGTACCATGAGCTCGTTTTTACGCGCCAGATCGTCCACGTATCGACAGATGGTTCGGGGGTAGTGGGGGTCGATCATCTCCCCACGTGAATTTGTGGCAAAGGCCCGACAAATAGGCTCAGGAGCCACAGCACCAGGGCAATGATCACCACGGCGTTAAGGATGCTTTTAACCTGGCCGTCCATCGGGATGTACGTATTGACGAGCCAGAGCAGCACCCCGATAACGATCAAGACGACTACTAGTTGCATAAGATCCATACAGTTACTCCTTGGTCACCCGGAACTGCCAGCTTCCGGCGGCTCTGTAGTCATCCAGCGCCACGCCCGCGAGCTCCGGGATCGAGGTCCAGTTGATAGTTCCGGCCCGGAAAAAGCGGGTGACGGAGACCCCATTGCCCTTCGCCGAGGCCCCTGCGGCGAGCAAGACCAGCTTGAAGCGGGCCTTTTCGAGGGCCAGCTTGGCCTTTTCGGCCGCTGTGTGGGCCTTGAGCCAGGCGCGGGCACACCGCACCCATTGAGGATCTGTCCTGTTGTCCATTTAATCCCCTGATATATAATGGCGGGAGCGACTGGTCATCGCGATTTCTCTCGCACCTCGCGACGTTTAAGCCACTCTCCGAAACGTAACCGCGATCCGCCGCCACGCCGATATCGTAAATAATCATTGCGGAGAGTTTTTGCTAGCTGTGTCGGAGTCATGCCACCAGCCATCTAAAACCCCTCCGGCCGCGCGATGGCGCGGATGAGGGACATGAAGCCCTTTTGGAGGTCGGTGCGCCCGATCTCCACCCAGCGGTGGTCGATGGGAAGCTCGGGCTGAGGACGCCGGTGGTCGGCCGTCGCGATCGGGGCAAAACCCAGTTTTTGGATCTCCATCAGCAGCTCGCGCACCTCTACGGCCTTGGCTTTCACGCGATTGATCAGAGCGATCTCGGCCTCGGACAGGGTGCGGTACCCGGTGATTTTGGGTTTTACTATCTCATCCATCCCTCTCCTCCATGGTAAATCTCGCGTTGCGACCGTGCCGCCTTTACCTGCGGCTTGTCCTTGAGGGCAAGCGCGGCGTAGCGGTAGCTATCGGAACCATGCCCGGCCCAGTTTTTCACGGGAGTAGATTTGAACTCGCCGAGCCGGTCGTTGTAGTCCCAGCGGTAATGCTGCAACGCTTCCAAGCCTGTCCTGCACTTCACTTCGTCAAACCAGCAGCGAGGCATCCACAGACGCGCGGCGTGGATCCCGTCTTCGAGGGGCACGTTCGGGGCGATCTCGAATTTGATCCCGAGGTTCCCCGCAACCTCGATACGCGAGCGGCCCGAGCCGAGCTCGCGGACTGCGATATCGTGCGGCCCAACGTGGCGGCCATACACGTAGCCGCGCTCTTGCAGGATCCGCGCATAGAACGGTAGGCCTTCACCGGATGCCTCAAAGTAATCGATGAGCCTGGCTTCCAGCCCCAAAAGCTGTACGAACCATATTGCGGTCGGATCGCCTACCCCGATATCCCATATCGTGTGCACGGGAAGCGCGGGATCGTAGGGGACGCGCCCGATGCGGCCGGCATCGCGGGCGGCCTGCAATTCCTTCGCGTAGATGGCCCCGTGAATGGCGGCCTCGAATGACACCTCTAGCTCCTGGGCCGCTTGATCTTCGGTCATCACCTTGCGCATGTCGGCGATCTCTTCGGGCGGCAGGATCCCGCTCTCGGAGGCCTTCAGGAGCAAGCTGTACCAATCGGGATCGGCCTCGGCCTGCTCGTGGATCTCGAAAAAGGCGTTGTGGCCCTTCGGGGTACCGATAAAGGACGCGAAGCCTTTGCGATCGGCGAGCGCGGGTCGGAGGATCTCGCCCCAAACCGAGGGCCGGATGTCGGCGGGCTCATCAACGCAAACGCCGTCAAAATAGAGCCCTCGAAGAGCGTCGGCGTTATCCGCGCCGAAGAGCCGGATCTCGGCCTCGTTCGCAAGGCGTACCGATAGCTCGGTCTCGCTCACCTTGGGCGCGAGCGGCCGGGTATATCTTTTGAGGTAGTCCCAGGCGATCGACTTTGCTTGACCCCTGTAAGGGGCCAGATACCCGAAGCGGGCGTTTTCCTTCTTCGTCGCCAGCGCCCGGGCGACGAGATCATTGACCGCCGCCGTCGTCTTGCCAGCTCGCCGGTGGCAAACAAGGCAGGCCCAGCGCTCCTTGCGGGCGTGAAACGGGAGGAACTGGGGGCGCGGGCGGTAGGCTAGTCGGGGGTGGGCATCTGCCACACGGCTCAGGTATCGCGGTAGCCGAAGCGGCTTTTCATGGTGAAGATCCAGATCGTCGCATTTATATCCACCTTCCCCGCCGCGCCGGCGCGGCCCAGCTTCTCCCACCAGGCCTGTGCGAGGGCTATCCCTTCGTCGAGCGCCTCGGCGAATTCCGGGTGCTGCCTATCGTTCCGCCAGGCGTTCAGCGTCTCGAAGCTGATATCGAGATCCGCGGCGACCTCGCGCAGCGAGGCCCCGTTGCGCATCAGATCGAGGGCGCGGGCGGGAAAGTCGGGGGAGTATTTAGTCTGGCGTGACATCAAGCGGCTTCTGCTAGCGATATCCTGCTCAGAATCATATGGCGAATATGCTCCGCGATGGCGCGCATAAATAACGGTGGAACGGAGTTGCCGATGCGCATAGTTTTGTCTGTTGGCGTTCCCGTGAAACGGAATTGATCGGGAAAGCTGCCGGCGCGTTGTATTTCTTCAATCGAGAAATATCGGGTTTCCGTGGGGTGTATTCCGTGCCTGTTCATTCGGCCGGACAAGGTGCCAAACGGGGCGGTCAAGGATCGGCGAGTAGTGGCCGAACGATAGACCTTATTCTTTGCGACAACATCCCCCGTAAAAGTGCGTGGCACGCACGCCACCAGGGCATCGCTTACTCCTAGTGGCCGCGCCTGCCCCTTTGGGTGGCTTGGTTCGATTCCCAAGTCTTCCCGCACCCCGATAAAGATCATGCGCTCCCGGCTTTGCGGCACATTGAAGTACATCGCGTTCATGAGCCGCGCCGAAACACGGTAGCCGCTCGCTTTCAGCTCGCGCAGGATGTTCGCAAAGATCAACTTCATTTTGCCCTTGACCATGCCCGAGACATTTTCCATGACGAAGACCTTGGGCTTCAACCCGCGCAAGAGCCGAACGTACTCCCTGAAAAGCTGGTTGCGATCGTCTCCGAAGTCGCGCTTGCCCGCGGTCGAAAAGCCCTGGCACGGCGGCGAGCCGTCGAATACGTCAAGCTCGCCGGGCTGCAAGCCGGTGCGCGCCAGCACGTCCTCAACGGTCAATTTCGAGATATCGCCGTGATAGACAGGGACGTCCGGAAAGTTAAGTCGGAACGTCGCCGCCGCGTTGTCGTCCCACTCAACGGCCAGGAGCTCGCGAAAGCCCGCCATGGAATAGCCGAGGCTCGAGCCGCCGCAGCCGGCAAAGGTCGATATGACGGTCGGCGCATCCGCGGCGCGCGGCGCCAGGTGTTGCTTCCAGGCCGCTTCTAAGACATCCTGATAGCTCAAGGAGGAAACTCATGCCCGCACTTCGGGCACGTCGCGAGCTTCACGTCCGCGGCGACGGATTCATCGTATTCCTTGAACTCTACTTCGCTCACGTCCTGCAAGAGCACATCGATTTCGTGCTTACTGAACCCCGTGAAGCCGTCCAGCTCCAGTGACTTCAGCTCTTCAAGCTCGACGCGCAGCAGGTCCATATCCCAGCGCGCGTTCTCGGCCAGCTTGTTGTCAGCGATGATGTAGGCTCGGCGCTGGCTATCGGTCAGGTACCCGAGCTCGATGCACGGCACCGTGGCCAGCCCGAGCTTCCGGGCGGCCAGTACCCGGCCGTGGCCGGCGATGATCCCGCGGGCCCCGTCCATGAGGACCGGGTTGGTGAAGCCGAACTCCCGGATGGAGCCTGCGATTTGAGCTATTTGAGCGTCGGAGTGGGTTCTCGAATTGCGCGCCGCGGGGATGAGGGCGTCAACCTGGACCTCGACAACGTGAAGTCTAGTCATAGGCTGGCTGCGGCATCCCTTCCCAAACCACCGTCATAGGCTGCGACCCTCCGGGTCTGTCCTCATCGAGCCCGAACGCCTGGCGCTCGAGGGGGATCAGGCGCGCCATGATGGCGGCCAGATCGGACAGGACGCGCGAGCGGTCATTGATCTTCAGCAGCATCGGCCCTTCGGCTCCAGAGAGCTGCCATTCCGCCGGCGGCCCGCGTAGGCCGAGCTCGGAGATGAGCCCCGCCGCGGCCTTGCGCACCGCGGCAATGTCCCCCCGGTGCGAGCGCACCACCGCGACCCCGATGGCCGCGGCCTCGTCCACGATGGCCGCATCCGAAGGCTTGATCCCGGCCAGTTCGCAGTGGCGCGAACCCTCGCGAACCAGTGATTCGCGAACCTGGATCCGGACCCGGGCCGACAAGTCCTTGGTCCAGGCGGCTGCCTTGGCATGCTTCCGGATGGCCGTGTCCGAAACGCCGTGCTGGCGGGCGATCTCGCGGATGCTGAGCGTCCCGGCGCGGTACGCAACCTCGATCGCGACCCAATCGTGGGTGGTCACTTGGCGCTCACTTGTCACGACAGTGCCAGACGGTCCAGACCGCCGCGGCCACGCAGGTCGCCACGCCGAACC